TACGTACCCTGGCTGAGTTCACGCTCAATGTACGGATACATGGCGCGCACTACCGCCACCGGATCAGCATCAGTATCCGAGGAACCAAAAATCTCTCGGTCTACCGCCGCCAGAATACCCGGATTCTGATACGCCTCGCGCCCGACCATCACGCCATCCATATGTTGCAAATGCGCTTTAGCTTCTTCCAGCGACTTGATACCACCGTTAATCGACATCGTCAGATGCGGAAAGTCACGCTTCAGTTGATACACACGCGGATAATCGAGCGGCGGGATCTCACGGTTTTCTTTCGGACTTAACCCAGAAAGCCAGGCTTTACGTGCGTGGATGATGAACATCTCACACTCACCTTTGCCGGAAACGGTGTTGATGAAATCGCAGAGAAATTCATAGCTGTCCTGATCATCGATGCCAATACGCGTTTTCACCGTCACCGGAATCGACACCACATCGCGCATCGCTTTCACGCAGTCGGCAACCAGCTGCGCATTACCCATCAGACACGCACCAAACATGCCGTTCTGCACCCGGTCAGACGGGCAGCCGACATTCAGGTTGATCTCATCGTATCCACGCGCTTCTGCCAGCTTCGCACACTGTGCCAGCGCCGCCGGATCGCTACCCCCGAGTTGCAACGCTACCGGATGTTCTTCTTCACTGTACGCCAGGTAATCACCTTTACCGTGAATAATCGCCCCTGTGGTCACCATTTCGGTATACAGCAACGTATTGCGGGAAAGCAGACGCAAGAAATAACGGCAATGTCTGTCCGTCCAGTCAAGCATAGGAGCAATGCTAAACCGAGAATTCCAGTAAACACCAGTTTTTTCAGGCATCACGCTGGTTTGATTAATTTTTTGTGTTTCATGATTATCGTGCATTTTTGAACATTTCAGGCTATTTTTCTCGCGTTAGGTTCCCGCACAGGTTCCCACGTTTTATGGGAACCCGAAATAACGAGGTCGTGTAATGGCGTACTATAACATAGAGAAACGACTAAAATCCGATGGCACACCACGCTATCGCTGTAATGTGATTATCAAAGAAAAAGGTGTTATCACTTACAGGGAAAGCAAAACATTCCCTAAACATGCTCATGCCAAAACATGGGGCACACAGAAAGTGATGGAATTAGATCTATATGGCATTCCATCATCAAATGCAGTTGACGGACTTACAGTCCGTGACTTACTACACAAATATTTAAATGACCCAAATGCCGGAGGTAAAGCAGGCCGTACTAAAAGATATGTGCTGGAACTGCTTATGGATAGTGACATCTCCGCGATCAAACTATCTGAACTGACAGAAAATGACGTAATTGAACATTGCAGGCTAAGAAACAACGCTGGTGCAGGTCCAGCTACAGTTAGCCACGATGTTAGTTATCTTGGCAGTGTTCTGGATGCTGCCAAACCTGTATATGGAATTAATTACACATCAAACCCAGCAAAAGCCGCTCGTCCATATCTACTTAAACTTGGTTTAATTGGTAAATCAAATCGTCGTAATCGTAGACCGGCATCTGATGAACTGGACATGCTCATTGAAGGTCTTCAACAACGATCTACACATAAATGCTCAAAAATTCCGTTCGTTGATATCCTCAAATTTTCTGTGTGGTCATGTATGCGAATCGGTGAAGTATGCCGATTACGATGGGAGGATCTCGATCAGGAACAAAAATCCATACTCGTAAGAGACAGGAAAGATCCACGTAAAAAGGAAGGCAACCATATGAAAGTAGCCTTGCTTGGGGAAGCCTGGGATATCGTCCAACGACAACCCAAAAAATCAGAATTCATTTTTCCATATAACAGCACTTCTGTTACTGCGGGATTCCAGAGGGTAAGAAGCAAATTAGGTATTAAAGATCTGCGATACCATGATTTGCGTAGAGAAGGGGCAAGTCGCTTATTTGAGGCTGGTTTTAGTATTGAGGAAGTCGCCCAGGTTACAGGGCATCGTTCATTAAACGTGCTATGGCAGGTATATACCGAACTGTATCCGAAATCTTTACATAATCGTTTTGAAGAGCTCCAAAGGAGCAGAAATAAGACCTCTTGACACTGTTTATCCATACAGTTAAAAATAATACTGTATACAAACACAGTATAGAGGGACTTTTATGCGTATTGAAATCTGCATAGCCAAAGAAAAAATGACTAAAATGCCAACCGGTGCTGTGGATGCGTTAAAGGAAGAATTAACCCGACGCATCAGTAAACGTTATGACGATGTAGAGGTGATCGTAAAAGCCACCAGCAACGATGGCCTTTCTGTTACACGCACCACAGATAAGGATTCTGCAAAAACTTTTGTTCAGGAGACTCTGAAAGATACCTGGGAATCTGCTGACGAGTGGTTTGTTCACTAATTAATACGTAAAATCGGTAACGGCTGGAAATCATTCAATACTCGCACTATCGAAAGTTCGCCAGCCAGCCGCAGCACGTTCTTGCATACGACGTGGCTGCGGCTTCCAACATTAGACAAATAACTCTTTAAATTGCTTTTAAATTATTTCGTTTGAATGCCAGTAACAGGAAATCGTTTATATAGGGTTGATAGCCCAACGTTATAGATACGTGCAACATAACGCCGTGATTTCCCTGCCGCTATGAGCGCTCCCATCTGTTGCCACTGCTCGTCGCTAAACTTCGGTCTACGCCCACCAATCCGGCCTTTGGATCTGGCAATAGCCAAACCAGCTAAAGTTCGCTCGCTATTCAAATCAGATTCATACTGCGCAGCAGAAAGAATATTACGGAAATTATAGCGACCACTTGCTGTTTTCAGGTCTACGCCATCTGTAATACTCCGAAAATTAACACCTTTTTCGTGCAGATTTTGAAACATCAATAGCGCATGCAGCACATTTCTCCCTATCCGATCTAACTTCCAGACAATCAACTCATCTCCACTTTTCATCACCGTAATTAATTCCTTTAACACAGGGCGATTAGCTGTTCTGCCACTGGCATATTCTTCATAAATTCGCTCACAGCCAGCTGACTCAAGTGCAAGACGTTGCAACTCTGTATCCTGATGATTTGTTGATACACGAACATACCCGTAAATCATGAGTGCTTCTCCTGTTGTAAAAACAGGAGAAGAGGCGAAATATCACCTGATTCAGAAAAATATTTGAAAGGTTGGTTTGGGAGAAGGAGCTCCAGCTATTGGCGTTCCGTTCTTCTGGCCGTCCGCTGCAATGCCAGATACCGTAATCGATAGCTGGTCCAGTATGGTGTTTTTGAAGTTCAACGGCGCGAAATTCTCTGCCACTGATTACCCTGTGCTGGCGAAAGTGTTTCCGGCGCTGGCATTACCTGACGCACGCGGTGATTTCATTCGTATCTGGGATGACGGGCGCGGGATTGATGTCGGACGTACCCTACTTTCAGGGCAATCACACACAATTATGGATCATGCACACAATATGGAATTGTGGACGGGGGCGGGCTTGCCGCAGGAAGTGCACGGGAAGGAGTAAACCCAGGAATACTGGCTACATATGGTGACGGGGGAATAGTTAAAACGGACGAACCCGGTCTTAAGGTGCCTTCCTCACTACGAGCTCTTAGCTCTCGTAGTGTTAAACGTTATGGTGAAATTAGTGGAAATGTAGGTACAGAAACCCGTCCACGAAATATTGCATTTAACTTTCTGGTGAGGGCTAAATAATGAAACCTGTTTTTGATGAAAATGGGCTGGCTACAGTGCCGGGCGATATGCGTTGTTTTTATTATAATGCAGTAACGTATGAATATACCGGCTGGTCTGATGAATATATTAATACTGGCGTAAGTATGCCCGCCTGTTCCACTGGTATTGACCCGAGCGAAAACATTCCGGGAAAAGTGGCAGTATTTACGGGTAAGGGATGGAGCCATGAAGAAGACCATCGCAATGAGACCGTTTACTCAACTGAAAATGGCGCAGCTGTTACAGTGGATTATATCGGTGCCATCAAAGACGGTTATGTCACGCTTTCACCGTTAACGCCATACGATAAATGGGATGGTGAGAAATGGGTGACGGATACCGAGGCACAGCATAGCGCCGCAGTAGAAGCGGCAGAAGCACAGCGCCAGTCGCTGATTGATGCTGCAATGGCTTCCATCAGTCTGATTCAACTGAAATTACAGGCCGGGCGGAAGCTGACGCAGCCAGAAAACACCCGACTTAACGCTGTGCTGGATTATATTGACGCGGTGACGGCAACAGATACCAGCACAGCGCCGGACGTCATCTGGCCTGAACTGCCGGAGGCGTAGGCCATTCAATATCTGGCGCACCGGAAGTATCGACCAGCTCCAGTGCGTCCAGATAATCCAGCCACAAATTATATTGCGCCAGTTCCTCACCTTTTAGGCGACCAATCGCTGCTTTACCAGGCCATTGCTTACTGTTTATGTATTCGTTGACCTGATTAATCAATTGCTGCTTTTCCAGTTCGGCTGCGGCAATTTGTTCCTCATGAGTTGGCGGTGGAATTTCCCCCCAGGTGGGAAGGCCATCATCACCCGCGATGCGTACTTTCCCTTGCAACGTTCTGTCTTCAATAAATTCCAGGTAAGTGTCATATGTCACTTCGACAACATCAGCAAGTTCCCATCCGGCCTGTTCATATTTCGCCACATCATTTTTAGCGAAAAAACTATTTTTTGAGGCGCTATAAACCATTTCCATATTAATACCCTACTGCAATATAAAAAACTGATTCACCAGCGTCCTGAGCACCTGTCCCCGGAATTCCAGACCAGGCTTTGTTAATGAATGCAAAACCGGTATTACTCAGATCAGATGCTCTGTACATTGGGCTGAATATCCAGTAGTTGGCTGCATATGTTTGTCCGAAAACAATGCCATAGCACTGATTTGTAAATGGCGTAGAAAATAATTTTCCACCATTACCAGCGATAGCACCGAATCGCATCTGGAATCCATTCGGGAAATTAATTCCGCCTGCCGGTGAAGACCAGTAAGACATATCAGGTATTTGCCCAGCACTATTTCCCACGTTTTTTGTTGCAACGGTTCCTAACCCAAGATTAGCTCTTGCGTCAGATTTATTTGTTAACTCATAAAGATTATTTGCCTTTTGAAGTGCTCCTGTTATGCGTAAATCATCACCAGCGGCAACGGTTCCGACTGTCGTGCCCACATCCCTTTTCGCCGCTTCTCCTAAACCAAGGTTTTCGAGAGCCGTTTGCACTGTGCCATCCGATTTGATATCGCCAAACGGATTCTTGCGGCTTAACAGCAGCGCACGAAGTGCGGTAAGCAGCTGGTCATGCCGCCCTTTCTCCAGGCTGGCACCGGATGCCTCCACCACGCTGCAGAGTTCTTCCTGCAACATATCAAAGTAGTCATCATCCAGATCGGTGGCAGGCGTGCCAGTCTGGGGGTTACCACGGGTAAAACCGTTCTTACCCGCGCCGAACTTATCCTTCTGCGCGGTTTTCGTGTCTATACGATGCATGGATTACTCCGGATATTTAAAAATTACGTAGGTATGCGACGGGCAGAGTTTGTTAAGCACACACTCGACAACGGTGTCACCCCAGATACGCAGTGCGGAATCACAGGGATCGCCACATGTCATCCAGGTGGTGTTGGTGGTGGTTGGCATGTTGACCTGCCAGTAATACCGCCATTCCGGCGCATTCACCGCGTCAGTACAGGCCGATGAGCAGGTGAACGTGCTTTTGTCGTATCGCGTGATGGTGGCATCTGGTCTGCCCAGGGCAGCAAGCTGTGCAAGATAAAAATCCTCGTTGATGCCGCCCGCCAGGTTAACCTTCGCATCCAGCCGTTGCTGACGCTGGCGAAGGGTCTGCGTTCCCGCCGGAATACATTCATCCGGCAGACCGCACAGACGCTCCCAGCGGTTTATCAGTTCAGTGGTGGTGCGCGGATCCAGCTCCCGCATCAGGGCATCCGCACGCTGATGAACGCGGGTTAATGACGGTGCCGCACCGGCAATCGCCGGATCGCTGGCTGACCATGCAGGACCGGGCGGCAACAGTGCCGATAACAGGCGGATGTAATCATCGTTTGTCACGTCCATGAAATCGTCCCCAGAACCGCCAGCTCATTTTTCGCAATGGAGATATTGTCCACCGGTGCAAGCAACTGATGGCTGTATTCCCCGTTCGCACCGGAAATCGCCTCACTGATACGCGATACCTTCAGTTCTCCCTGCGGATAACCATCACGCAGCAGGAACGAACGCAACTCCGCGGTAATGGCAGCCCGTATTTCTGGTGTGTCCGGCGTCACGCGGATATGAAAATCCACCGTATGTGCCACCGGCCTGAATACATACAAATCAGAGCCTGCCACCGGGGCCAGTGGCTCAATGTGTTGTCTTGCCGCCGTTTCCGTTGATTCTTCCGGAATGGGATTAATCAGGTCACTGCTGGCAATCATCACACCGACAGTTCCCGTTCCCATCCAGTGACGGTATGTCCATGCGCGGGTAATGCCGGGCACTTCTTTAGCCCAGACGACATAGTCCCCGTCAGCCCCGCCCTGAGGCGTCCAGTAATACCGCTCAATGACGCGGGCGCGCCACGTTTCCAGCTCTTCAGTATCAAATCCACCTGTCAGGGTATCTGCCACGCCGGAAGACGGCAGACCATTAACCGGCGTGACCAGGATTAATGACGTACCGTCGTCAGCGTTACCGACCGCGCCTGCACTTGAGCAGGCGATCGGCACACGCAGGACACCACCGGTGCTGGTTGCATCGGCAGTTGCCGTGTACTGAACCAGGTCATCGCGCTGAATCACGCTCCCGGCAGTCACCTTCAGGCCATCGCTGACACCTTCCCAGCGCATATACCCGCTGGCAGCCGTGGCCCCCTTGCGCGGACACCGTTTCATCGCAGCATGTCGCGCCAGCCAGGACTCATCGCACAGGTCAGGCAGCATGTTCATTGCCAGATAATCGATGTACCCGTAAACCGTATGCAGCGCCGCCGCATACACCTTTGCCCGCACGTCTTCATCCATGCGCCGGAGCGTGTCGCTGACGTCCAGCCTGGCGAATAAATCGTTACGGAGCATACTGATATTTTCTGCCAGCGTCGGGCGCTGAAATTCACTGTCCGCCATGCGTTATCGCACTCCACAGATCATCAAAAGAAATCATTACCGGTCCGTCACGACGCCAGAGAGTGATACTGTTACCCAGTTCATTAATCCCGGTGCGGCGGATATCCAGATCAATACGGGACACCACGCCGTCATCAATCATCCATTGCAGGCATTCGCGGATATATCCCCTTACCGTCTGCACCAGCTGATTGGTCAGTTTGCTGCGCTGAAGCAGCCACAGTCGGGAGCCGTAACGGTCATTCTGTACCGCAGGCCAGGTATCCCCCCACCATCCCATCGGGACGTCGGCGTTGTCATCAGGCTCCGCCCGCCGCCAGGTAAACAGGGAAATCACCACGGCGCGGGTCAGCGGATCCAGCGGTGCGCTGGCGCAGGTGCGTTTACCGTTCACCGTCAGCCACAGTTCCATCATGCCTCCATCGCTTTATCAGGTTTGTCGGTGTTACTGCCCTGACCGTTCTCTCTGTGACGATGCCCGTTATAGGCAAGCCGCATCGCTGACATGGTGGTGCCGCCGGAGTCGCACAGGTCTTTCACCTGTCCTGTCACTTCCAGGTCCATTTCAAAACGTGCTTTAGGTGAATTGCGAAACGTGATCGTTTTACCTGCACCGTCCACCACGATCCCCTCCCGGGTCAGCGTCACGGACTGCCCCTGATCGTCATAGACAGCCACCTCACCCGTCTGCAACCCTTTCAGGCGGTAGCGCCGGTCCGACACCGTAACAACCACCGCATGAGAACGGTCGCCATCCGGAAACAACACCACCGCTTCCGCACCGCTGTTTGCCCTTGCGGTAAAACCGTAGGGTTCAAGATGTTCAACCCCGGCTTTGGGTTCACCGGCAATCAGGGACACATCCACGGTCTGACATTTCGTGGCGGCACTGATGCTTTTCACCACTGCCCGCCCAATCAGGCCGAGGAGTTGTCGCTGCATGGCTTCAATCGTCCTCATCAGAACGGGTCCTCCTGTACTCTGGCTTTTTCTTTTTCCGCGCGCCGGGGGCTTCGGGTTCAGGCAGATAAGCATCAGGTGGGCCGACACGGATTTCCGTCAGGGTGCCGTTCTGGTCCTGAGTAAACGTGACTTCCGAAACAAGCAGTTCGGTATTGTCGAAACCACAGACCGGATCAAAGACAATCACCCGCTGGTTGGGCTGCCACAGCGTACCGTTACCCTGTCGCCAGCCCTGCACCACATAGGTGGTTTCATCCGTCCGCGCCGCCCGTTGTCTGGCTTCAAAGTCCGCACGGGCAATACAGCCTGCCCCCGTAGCCTGCCCTGTCTGCCTGATATACATCGGACGGTAACGGGCAATAAATGCGTCCTCTGTGCGGGCCCGCAGCGCGGTGGTGGTGGCCTCACCGAAATCATCGTCGTTTCCGGCACGCTGCCCCGCCACCTGGTAAACAGAAAACCGCTCCCGGATACTCTTCTCCGTATCGCAGGAAAGGATGTTTTCCCCGAGTACCAGCGCAGTATGTGCCCGCGTTGAGCCAATACCGCCAATCACCAGCCTGCCGTGCGGGTCGTCGTAAGCCAGTGCCTGCTGCTGACCGAGTATTTTGTTGATTACCTCAATCACCGTTTCACCGTGATCAGGCTGGACGTCAGGAATAACACCCGACGGCGCACCGTTGTTCACCACCTCAATGCCGAAAGGCGCAGCAAGCGCCTGCGCTATCTGTACCAGTGATCGTCCGTTAAACTGTGTCGGTTCGGCTGCACAGTCAATCAGGTCAGCGGTCAGACTGCGTCCGGCAATACCGGTGCTGACCGAACGGGCATCGTAACGAACGGGCGTCGCCTCCACCCAGCCGGTGATCACCAGCTCATCACCAATCAGCACTTCCACTTTTGAACCGTTTTTAATGCGCGGCTGAAGCGTGGTGATACCCTCATCTCCCGGCCACTGGCGGGTGATCTCCACACTGAAATCCCGCGCCAGCCGTTCAATACCGGCACCGATGCGCACCGATGTCCAGCCATTCCACTCCCGGCCATTTACCCGTAGCGTGACATTGTCGTTCATTGCACTGGCACCTTCAGAGGGATCACCGGCACAAAGCCGGGATGCGTAATGGCATTACGCCGGATAATGTCCGCGTCACGCGCCGCGTTATCAAACCAGGTCGCCGCCAGCACCAGCGCGGGTAAAACCTCATCCGGTGTGCGCTGAATGATCCGTGCAGACTGTTCAAGGCGCGTGTTGATATCCGCATTCAGATCTGCTTTCACCCGGCGCAGCGCCAGAAACAGCGCATCACTGGTTGTACGGGACAACTCCTTATCAATTGCCGTATTCAGTGTGTCGCGAATGTCAGTCAGTTCTTCCCACGTCGGCAGGTCAACCGTGTTTTTCACCGCCGGTGCATTGTTCAGTGCCGGATGCGTGACGGAAGGCCAGCCGGTGCTCTGTGCAGCTGTTGTTGCCTGCCCCACTGCGGCATTCTGCATCACCGCGGAAGTTGTTGGCGCAGGCAATCGGGGTGACGGCATACGCCACTTCGCTGATTGCGGTCGTACGAAGGGTGCTGGCAACCACGTTACGCTGCTGCGTCGCCGTGGCGGTGGTTTTACTGTCCGTTTTCCAGACGCCGCGCGGTTGCAGATCGCTGCCGAGGCTGACACCGGAAAGCGTTTTGATCATGGTAACCAGGTCGCTAGCGTTACCATAAAGGCGTTTCCCGGTACGCCACATTTTCTGCACCTGCTCAACGAAATTTTTGCCTGACGATGGCGGCGGCAGAAGTACCGAGATATCCCCCTGCAACAGCCTGGCGGCATCCGATACGGCAGAATCCACCACTTTCATCGCATCAGAAACATACCCCAGCATTATGCTGGCATTACCGATAACGTCGTTCTGCACGAAATCCGCCACACCATCGATACTGAAACCGCTGAAGCTGTCACTAATGCAGTCATCCAGTGCAGAACAGGATGACATCAGCGTCTGCGCCGTCGCCGCACCTGATGTGGGGTAAGAGAGTTCTCCTGCTTCGACAAACTTCAGGTCAAAGCGGACAATACGCCCTTCACTTTTCGATGTGCTGACCCGAACCTCTCCGTCAACACAGACTTTCAGCTCACCATATGTCGGGTGGACAAGCGTGCCGGGACCGGGTTTATTCAGCGCTTCAATCAGGCGATCGCGCTGGTCAAAGCAGTCATCTCCTACCACATAAGCTGTGATGGACGGGCGGAAAGTGACTTTTCCCAGATCTTCGGTATAGGGCTTGTCGCGGTTCGGGTATTCATGTGTTTCCACACGGCGACCGGTTCCCGCACTTTCTTCTTCAACCTTAAACGGTACGCCGCGAAATGACGCGTCCTGAAGCCTGTCTTTCCACGTCATATAAACTCCGAATATAAAAAAACCCGCCGAAGCAGGTTTTAATAAATTATCTATTATCTAAAGTTACTTATTACTCGATACCTTATGCTTTGGTTACTCGCATCAAGTACTTCGAATTTAGCGCCTTTATAGCCAATTGTTTTAGACTCCGCGAGATCATACTCAACATCGTTGTTGAAGGCCGGGCGCGCTGTATTCGCTGAAAATTCACGATATCCAATGTTGATTTTGTTTCCGACCCTTCCGTTGTAAAGCAGAGCTTGCTGGAAAGATGAGTCACCACTGATGTTCAGATTAACCTTTTCGATCGGCATGTTGGTTTCACAGGTGGTAGCGCCAAAAACTGTTATTACACATAAGGCATTATTTTTCTTTTCTACCATGATGCCCTGCCACATATCGGCAAGAGCTGCCTTTTCCACATTGGCTGAATCAGCACCGTTTGTGAGAAAGTAATAATCTGCCTTGTTATCCTCACCAACCTTTTTCAGCATCCCCGGAGTAATCGTATAAGCCCAGGAAACTCTCGCGGGAGCATTAACCTTCAAACCTTCGAACTTCTGTGACTCACCCTGCTTAATCATCGAATCACCGACATAAGCTGTATTAATGCTTCCTACAGGAGGCTCACTATAACTTTCTGTTTTTGGTAAATAATTATACTTTGGAGATGTACATCCCCCGAGTAAAAGAGCCATGCCGACAACTGAATAAACTGTTAGAATTTTCATATCCCTATTCCCATCATTAAATAATCGGACTAATCCTACCAAGAATCAGCAAAACGACAAAACCCGTACTTAAGCTGGCTATTAGCCCCCCATACCAAACCGGGTGTAACCAACGTCGTGATTCACGTCGATACCACTGGAGCGGGTATCGGTCACCCGCATCCCGGGAGGCGCATCCTTAAACGAGACCGTAATCTCGCCTTCAGCCTTCTTCGGCGCAGCCTGAACTATCTGATACGGATTGTATCCCTGAGCAGAAACGCCTGTACCGTACGCCCCATAGCCACCGCCCCCCCACTGAGTCGCATTGGCTGCAACCACCGTGTCGCTGGCACCATCAGTAAACCATTCAATAATTGGCTTCAGCTTGTCCCACATATCCTGAAACCACTTAACAACCGGCCCCCAGTTATTGATCACCATCCCCAGCGGCGACCAGGCAAAAACTTTCTTAAGGAGTTCCCAGCCAGCCTCAAAATAAGGACCAATGGTTTCCCAGAGCTTCTTGAAATAAGGTCCGACAACATCCCAGTTAGTGATAATTAATCCCGCAGCCAGGGCTATCGCCGTCGCAATCATGCCAATCGGCGTCATCGACATGATCCTGCTGACAATGCTGATGGCACTGCCCACGCCCATCAATCCCAGTTTCAGAATCGCAAGACCGGCAGCAAGCCCGACGACGCCGCGAATAACCCGGGGATTTTCATCCGCAAACTTCGTGAATTTTTCCCCCAACTCCCCCAGCCATTGCGTGATATTTTTAGCGTCACCAGAAAATGCGCCGCCAATAGCTGCAAGACCGTTAGTTGCGGTCCCCGTCATTGCCTCCCACAGGTTGGACAGCGTACCAAGCTGTGCCTGAACACGTTTATTCAGGCTGGCCTGTTTATGCATCTTCTGCTGGATCTGATCGTAACCATCCTTTCCTTTATCGATCAGAGCATTGACCACCTGAAGGGTTTCGGCATCATCACCAAATATTGCCTTAAGTACACCGGTTCGCTTAACGTCGGTCAGTTTTCGCAGCTTTGCCAGTTGCCTGAACATGTTATCAAGACCGCCAAAACTCCCTTTGCCATCAGTAAAATCGAGCTGTACCCCGAGTTTCTGGCGGGCCATGATTTTATTGACGTCCCTGATTTTCTTAACGCTTAATCCGGACTGGATAACTTTTCGCAGGGCATTACCTGCCGACTCCCCGTTCATCCCCATCTGATCCATCATGACACTGATGGGGGCAAGACTCTGTGCAGCCTGAAGACCGTCCTTATTCACCATCTTCAGAACAGAGCTGGTTTTAGTGAAGAATGACAGCATGTTGGTGTCGTCAACGCCCAGATAAAACGCCTTCTGAATTGTGTCGAACAGCCCCATCATGTCTTCTGAGGCCGTTCCGGTAGCATCCTGCATCTTTGCGGCAAACTCGGCAGCCGCTTCCGGTGTTTTTTTCAGTTGTACCGCAAGATAAGCTGTCGCTTTACCCACACCACCCAGAATGTTTTCTGCCGGGATCCCCTGACGCACCAGCATCTGCATCATGTTCTGGAAATCAGCCGTTGTACCGGGTAGCTGGTTACCCAGGCCAATAGCCAGTTTATTGATGTCCTGAAAGCTCTTTCCAACCTCGCCGTTCGCATCCATCATGGCGACTTTCAGCCCGGTAGCGGCGTTTTCCTGATCGGCATAAGATTTCAGGGAAAGCGTCAGCCCCGCTGCCAGTCCGCCACCAAGCGCCAGCCCACCCTGTGACGCCTCTTCCGCCTGGCGTTTAAATCCCCGGATTTTCTTTTGCATTTTCGACAGCGCGGGAGAAAGCCTGTCGACACCGGTGATCAACGCCTTAAGCTCAAATTCAGCCATGTGTGCGTTTCTCCTGCTCTATCCTGTTTGCCTGACTGACCAGCAAGGGAATTTCACTGATCGGCATATTCAGCAATTCGAAGGGATTAATGCGCCAGTAGCTGGCGCAGTCAAAGAAGCGATCAGTGAGGTATTCAGCCGTCAGGCCTGGAGGAAAAAACCAGCCACAAGCCACGCCGCTGCATTCAGGTCTGCCGGAGACATCTGGTCGACAGAGCTTTGCGGCACTTTCGCCAGCCGCACAATGTATTTCGACACCACATGCGCCAGAAGTCTGACGGACTCATCCTGATTCATCTGGTAGGGATACCCCAGCTCGCGGACATCCTTCCCGGTGGGTTCATCAAACTCCAGTACGGAGAGTGTCTCACCATGAGCGATAATCGGTTTCTTTAACTCAAGCTCTTTCATTACTGGTAATCCCCTTCTTCACCGTGGAACTCAAGATCAACCGTGCCTTCTTCGGCATTATGGTTCGCTTCTCCGTGCAGCCAGGCGGACGACAATACATAGACCTGACCGTTCGCCAGCTCGGCAGTGATGGTCATCTCATCAGACGAGGTGATTTTGCTCACCGGAAAATTCTTCGGCACCTTGAAGGTCCCTTTGACATAAGGCGCACGGTGAGTTTCCTTGCGGTCCACTGAACCGTCCAGGCCGATGATGTCATCATTGACCGTCCTGTTCATGGGCACCTCAATGCCGCCGGTCAGCGATAGCTGCTGACCGTCAATTTTGAAATAACAGGTTCCCCCGATACGGGCCATTATGCAGACTCCTCTGAATACTGAAGACGGAACTGGTTAACCACGGCAAAAACACGCAACTGGTTAACATAGTCAGGCGGGAACAGCGTGTTCAGGCGGTTCGGATCGCTGGCATCACGCTCCACAACCAGGTACTGCTTAAACAGTTCGTAGTTTTCCACGATCCCCGCACGCTCAAGCTGACGGTAGGTTGCCAGCAGTTCCCCTTTGATTACCGCCGGGGTGACAATCGCCTGACCGGGACCAAAGCGGGTACCGTCGCTGGCAAGCTTGTGACGCCCGTACTTACTGGTAATGACGGATTTCAGTTTGCGCAGTACATACGCACTGGTATGCAGCGTCTCGCTGTCGAGGTAGCTGTTATCCGCAACCCCGTAAGCGTTTTTCCTGTACGTGGTGACATCACGCTGAATGCGCAGCACCCCGCTTTCGACATACGCCGTTGCCACGCCATGAGACAGCAGGGTCTGCTGCTCGGTCATCGTGAACCGTTTCCCCTTCGGCGCAGGCAACATACCCACCAGCTCACCGGTCTGCGTGGGACGTGCCGGATCGTTGCGGATAAACACCGCTGCGCGGGCGGTACGGCTTGCCGCCAGCTCGTCGGCAGGCGTCTGGGTCTCTTTTTCGTATCCCGCCAGGGTGATGTGCTGCTGGTTAAACTGGTCACCTGCGTTCACCAGTTCTGACAGTGTGCCGGTCTTTGCCGTATACACATGACCATACAGCTGACGCGCATAGCTCCAGCGACCGCTGGTATCGTTCATCTCTGTCACCAGCGTGTTAACGGAGGCCGTGTCGTTGAACGGCAGGCCGATATAATCAAACGGCTCATCCGCCATTGCAGCCACCGCGCCGGTGAGAACCGGAGCGCCCGTTCCGGCGGTCCCCGTCGCCACGGCAATCTGTACGCCCGCTGGCAGTACTTCGCCCCCACCGAAGCCGTAGTAATTGAGGCTGACAGGAATTTCATTCCCGCAAAGCCCCTTATGACGCGCGGTCAGTGTGACCACGCCAGCCGAAGATGAGGCTGTAAACGGCAGGGTCGGAACGGCATTGATGGCATCTTTGATACTGCTGGCAATCGTCGTGACGTTATCGCCGTTGGTCACCGGTGCCTGCACGCGGGTACGTCCCACATAGACATTCACCGTGCCGGTTTCGGTTGCTTCGCCGGTCACCGTCAGCGTAACTGTTGCCGCCGCGCCTGTGGCTTCCGGAACGGCAATCACATACAGTTCACCAAACGGGTCGGTCTGGCGATAAGCCTCGACCATACGCGCCAGCTGACTTCCCGCACCACAAATCTGGCGTGCATAGTCTGCCGATGGCATCAGCACCAGACTGTTGGCAACAATCTCTGCACCGTTATTGGCATGACCAATCAGCAGCGATGCTCCGCTGTCCTGTGCAGTATTCGCCGCCTGGTTATCCATTTCCGCATAAAACAGCGGAACCAGCGTATTCGACGGAATGGTGTTAAAGCTTATCGTCATCGGTGTTCACCTTTTTATTCACGCGCCGGATATCACCCGCTGCTTCACGGCGCAGCCAGTAGTTGTTCTCGTCAACATTTCGCCCTTCGGTGGGCAAAAGGTCACCGCGGGCAGGGTCAGGCACTGACCGCCCTTTAACAGGTTTCACAAACATGAAGATTCTCAGGAAGGAAGGGTTATTTCGGTGTGATGTTCGATATCGCCGTCAGGCCCGTTACCGGGATCGAGATAATCAACATCAATCGCCAGCGTTCGCAGTTCATCCAGACTGTTCAGGTCATCCTGCTGGCGGGTATCGTCTTCAGTCAGCTCGCTGATGACCGAAAAATCGAACTGATAAATCAGCTCATGACGATTCATATCCAGCAGCGTGCCGCCGTCATAGGTAATCGGGTTACCGCACGCCTCCGGGTTCCAGCCCAGCAGAGCCTTAAAGAGCATCTGCCGGACATCGTCCACCACATCATACGAGGCAAACTGACCGCGCTCATCACGCCCGTTACTCAGTATGACAACCACGGAGAAACCCTCTTTCAGCTCCTGCCAGTAGTCGGTCTGGCTTTTATTTTCTCCCGGAGAATCATCACCCGGTACCACATACGCCGCCGGGAGTCTCAGCTTTCCGACCTCCGGCAGATTTTTGAACTGTGCCGCGCCTGCCACCCGGTTTTCAAAATACGGGCAGCGGGCACGCAGCGCAGCAATAACAGGCGTCAGTTTCATCTGTGTCGTCGCTCCGGCTTCAGTGATTTACGTAATTCCCGCGCCAGAAAATAGCGTGTCCAGCTGCGGTTCTTTTGAAGCGTTTCCACCATAAAGTTATTACGTGGAGCCAGCCGCCAGCCGCTGCCACCGGATGCACCACGATGATGGCTGCGACGACGCTTTGCCCCTCGCCTCACGCCATAGAACAAAAAAGCCGGATAAAAATCACCGGTGATGCGGCGGTTTCCCTCACCATTACGCTGGTTAGGGGCTATACGTGCCATAAAACCGGGGCGATGTTTACTGGCTCTGGGTACCATATAACCAATCGAACGTGCCAGGCGTCCGGTCTGATAACCGGGGTTTTCACCCGGTGCCGACCGCGCACGGCGCATCACCAGCCGACGGGCATCACGCATATGACGCTGACCAATCGTGACAAACGCCCGCCGGACACGGGCGCGGTTAAAGCGCATCTCCGCGGGCTGCTGAAAATCAACGTGAAAAAAGGAAGTCGCCATTGCTGCCTCCGTGACTCTGCGTAAATTCGCCCAGTTCCGTACACTCCAGCAGCAGAAAGCGCCGCGCCCCGTTCAGATCGCGCTGACGTTTCACCCGGTACACACTGTCACCGCAGACCACCTCATAATCAGCGGTGATCCCCCGGCGGTAGCGAATGGTGATGTAATGGGTGATGGCGTCCCCGGTCTGCGCGGTTTCCTGCCAGGTGGTGGCACTGGTCTGGATAACCTTCGCCCATGTCCGGAACGTAACCGGGTATTGAGACTCCACGCCAAAGTTATCCGCGGGCATATCCACCCGCTGGCGGATCAGGACGCGTTTATTCAGTTCACCGGGGTCCGGCAGAATGTAGGTTGCGCTGGTCTGCGCCTGACGAATTTTCATTGCGGAAAGTACCTGTACGGGCCGACAAGCCAGCCAAAACTCTGCGGCATGTCGAGTTTCTCCACTTCCGTAACCGACGAGCGGTTTTCGTAAAAATGGCTGATAAGCATCAGCATCCCCAGACGAATATCATCCGGCAGGTGTAGTCCGTCCGGGTCGCTGTCCGGAATGGTTTCATCCGGTGCATAGAGCTTCCGGTTCAGATACGTTTCCGTCCGCTTTTGTGCCGCACAGGCCAGCAGTTGCAGATGGCGGTCATCAGTATCGAAATCCTCATCCAGCCGGAGTTGGGCTTTAATCTCTTCCATTGTCAGAAGCATGCTCAGCCCTCTTTACTGGTCGTGGCTTTTTTCTCTTTTGTCGCTTTACTGCTTTTTGCACTGGTTCCGCGCTCTGCTAACCCGGCCTGAAGTGCAATCTCCTGCACCCGGGCAGGAAGCGCCCCGTCGTCATACTCACCGGCCCGAATGACCTCAACACGCATACCGTCCGGTGACCATTTCAGATCTTGTTTCAGGATCATGATTCTTCACCCTTCAGAACAGGGGGCGCGGTTCCGCGCCCATGAATGATTACGCCGCTGCAATCTTCAGCAGTTTGATGGCCTGCGAATCGACCAGCATGCCGCCGGTGCGCTTGGTGGTATAAAAACCGACAAATGGTTTATTGGTGTACGGATCACGCAGAATGCGGGTACCGATACGGTCAACGATGGTGTAACCCCGCTTGAAGTTACCAAATGCAATGGCTTTCGCATCAGCGGCGATATCCGGCATCTGTTCGTTTTCAGCGATACCGTAACCCGCCAGAGAGGACGGCTGCCCCAGTTCCAGCCCCGGACGCCACAGATAGTTACCCTCGGTGTCTTTCAGCAGACGGATGGCAAACAGGCTGTTGTTGTTCATCATGAACTTCGCGCCAGTGCGGTGTGCCTTACGCAGCGTGTAAATCAGTTTGATAATGGCGTCTGCGGTCACCGCGGTCGCTTCGCCGGATACAATATGCTGAAGTTTGCCGAACGCCCGGACCTTGTCGGTTTCATCAGTGGATTCATACGCCAGGAACCCTTTCGGCTTCTTGGTGCCATCGCCTGAGGTAAAGGCAATTTCTTCCTGTTCGGCAAATTCGGTTGCCAGCTCGCTGTTGATCCAGGCCTCCACGTTGAAGAAGGCATCGTCCAGCATTTTCTGGGTAGCCTGCGGGTTGCCGTAGATTTCCCCCATGAGAGGTTCAATCAGCTCCAGTCTGGAAGTGGCAGTCTGGGATCGCGTATCCGTTTCCCCCACCCATCCGGAAGCCGTACCGCCCAGATTCACCAGTTTTTTGTAGTCGGAACCGCCAACGGTGATCACCGTGGCTTCCTGACGCATCACCACTTCATCTTTCAGCAGGGTCAGAATGTTGCGATCCAGCGCTTCCGGCACGGCATAGCCACCGTCTTCATCGGTGCCCACCTGTAATGCCTTGCGCTCCAGATCGCGCAGACCATCTTCACGGCCTTTACGCAGGAAGCCCACAAACGCTTCTTTATGCTCGGTGGCCAGTTTATTTTGCGCACCACCTGCCGGACGTTTCAGCTCAAGCAGCTCTTTTTCAAGGTCGCTTTTGAGATTTTCCAGCTCGCTGAGTTTTCCGTTCAGGGTTTCCACCTGCCCGGCAAGCTTGCCTTTTTCCTGCTCAATCGCATCCACGCGCTTGTCGTTCTTTGCTTTGAAGTCGTCAAACTTCTGCTGCAGCTCCTGCGCGACCTGTTCGACATCTTTAATATCTACCGCCATCGTATTTCTCCTGATTAGAAGTTCAGATTTTTCAGTGCATTCAGTGCAGAGCCCACATCCTCAGCGTCGCGCAGGGACAGTGCGCCATAGCCCCCGGCCATGAATGCTTTGGCCTGGGTACGGGAGAGTCCGACATCACGCAGGACTCTTTCGATTTTTTTCTGTTCGGGGATTTCCCCGCGGGCCAGTGCGTTCTTGACGTCGCTGATCCGCGCCTCGTCGTTAGACGGGAACGTCACCAGGCTGACTTCCCAGAGGTCGATTTCTTTCAACAGAAAGGCTTCTTTGCTCCGGTCGTATTCCCAGTCTTTCAGGACGTACCCAATAGAAAGGCCGGTTAACGAACCGGCCTTCATGTGTGCATGTGCGCGTTTTGCGAGGGGATCATCATCAATGAGCAACCGTCCCCTGACGTAAAGCCCGACATCGTCTTCCTTCATTTCGGTGTAAACACCGATGGGTTCATCCATGCGGTGCTGCCAGAGCAGCGCAGGTAACGCTTTTCTGTCACTCCACGCCCGCAGGGAAGCAGCAAATGCCCCGGACATCACCACATCATCGTGGCTGTCCTTTACACCAAAGACGGAGCCATACCCTTCAAACTCACCGGAGTCACTGACAGATTTCAGACTCAGCGGTACATCAAGACGTTGTTTCGTCTGCATTGGCGTTATCCTTCTGCTTACCGGCTTTACTGCCATCGGAGGGTTTCGTGGTCATGTTCATCGGTGTGAGATAGACATCACCACCGGGACGCGGATTCATATCTTCCAGGTCGCGGCAGTCATTGGGAGAGTAAATTCCCCAGTTGATCCCGGTGGCGTAGGCTTCAAAACGGGACTTCATATCCCCGCGCAGTAACGCCCCGGTGTTAAATTTGGCGTAATAAACGCCCTGCTTACTTTTTCGTACCAGTCCGGTGTTGATCCGCTGTTCGATGCGGGTCAGATACGGCACCAGTGAATAGTTGATAAATCCGAGCCCCAGCTCTTCGATATTGTTGAAGGTGGCGCGATCGGTGTTCTGCACCATGTGCAACGGCACCCGGAACAGACGACAGATTTCTTCAAGCTGAAACTTGCGGGTTTCCAGGAACTGGCTGTCCTCGGCGTTCAGCGCCATCGACTTCCAGTCCAGCCCCATCTCAAGGATCATCGGGCGGTGAGCATTGCCAAGCCCGGTGTGACGCTCCTCAAAATCTTTCTTCAGGCGCTCATAAGCCTGATCTGACAGCGTCTGCTCTGTACGCAACACACCCGACGTCACCGCGCCATTGCTGAACAGTCTGGCCCCGTGCTCTTCGGTCGCAGCTGCCAGCGATATTGCCTCGCGGGCATAGGCGACGGGATTCAGCCCCACCAGTCCGTCCAGCGTCAGCGTGCGCACATGCCAGATATCCTCCTGGCTCAGTACATCCGTGGAGCCATCCGGGAATGTGACCTGATAGACCGGCTCCCAGCTACTGTTAAGCTTCGGTACCACACAGCCGGGATCGACGGGCAGCAGTTCAGCCACTTCGCCAAATGCTTTCACTTTGTAGGCGTAAAAGTTTCCCCGCAGGCACAGACAGGTGACCACCAGCTCCCAGAACTCCTGCGGCGTCATATAGCCATTGGGATGCGTGGAGATCAGCTTATGCAGACGTTCGCCGGTGGCTCTCTGCTTCAGGCTGCCGTTCAGGTGATACAGGTTGCAGGGCAACATCCCGACCGACTCTGCCAGCACCCTGACGCAGGAAAAAACCGCCGTCAGTCGCATGGCCCTCTGGCTGCTGATCTGCTTTCCGGTATAGGTGTCGTATGACAGCCCGATAGCCTCCGCCAGCTCTGCTGGCGTGGTCACCGGTGCGTCACTTTTTCGTTGAAATAATCCCGAAAAGAACACTATTTACCTCCGCCGACAGACGTCTGTGTACGGTCGAGATATCGCGCCACCAGCCACGACCAGAACAGGCACAACGCCCCGGCAACAACAAACCCCGCCGGGGGATAAATCAGCCAGGCACCATACGCCAGCAAAAGCGCCCCCAGCACGCCCACCAGAGGCGCGAGAATCAGCATGATCATAATTACCTCAGTTAAAGCGAGCGGATCCCGTAGGACTCAATGTGGTCAGACAGCGTGTCTTCTTTCTCGTACAGCATGGCTCTGCCAACCGCCATAATCAGCGCAACTGCACCGTCGATTTTGTTTTCCGCCTGCTCTTTGACGGGTTTCACCACATCATCGTTACCCGGCATGTTTTTGCCGACCACGTTGCCGATACACCAGGTCATGATGGGATTGCCGTCATGATGAAAGCGTCCCGATTCAATTGCTGCTTCCAGCTCTTTCATCGGGTCGGACATGTTGGTGTAGTTCTGGATGATAGTGATGGGGTTCAGGTCTTCATCAGCAAGGTCATGTGACAGCCCGGTCGCCCCGAAGGGGTCGATTGGTGACTCGCTGACCGGGCTGATTTTGTTCGCCGCTTTGGCCTCTTCGAGGATGTAGCGATAATCCACTTCTGCACCATCGGTAACGGTCAGGACGCCCATTTCCACCCATTTCTGAAAGCGTTCGGCTGTCCGTCGATCTTCATTTTTCTCGACGCTGTACACCGTGTCATACGGTACCCAGAAACGCGGGGCCACACTGTAGTAATGCGTTTTACCGTCAATCTCGCGGGTATAAAGTCGCGCCATGCTGTTCATATCCAGTTTACGCGCCAGGTCAAAGGCCAGAATGCACGGCTGCCCCTCGAATTGCTCAAGGGTCAGTGATTTATCCTCGCAGCTCTGCCAGCTCACCAGGTTGAAATACGCCGAACGCGCCGACACCCAGATATTGAGGTGTTTTGTTTTAAAGACGTTTGCCAGACGGGCGTTATTTTTCGCACGCTGCTGCTGACTTAACAAAAATTCGCGATAAACCGACACGCCAATATTTGGATTGGCTTTTTCCAGCACCTGCGGGTCGGTCCAGTCGTCACCTTCGTCAACGGTATAGATGATCCCGAACAGTTCATCGTTGGGTACCGAGCCGTTGAGCATCTCGATGACTTCCCGCCGTTTGTCGTAGCACGGCCCCTCAATGTTGTACCCGGCGGTAGTGATGGCCCACATCAGTGGCTGACGTCGCGCCCCCATCCCGGTAAGCATCGTGGTGTAAAGCGCATCTGTGGCGTGCTCGTGATATTCATCCACCACCGCACAGTGGGGTGATGATCCATCACCGGGGTTGCCGATCAGCGGTTCAAACCGCGCGCCATCCTCCGGACGGTTCATGTTTGAGGCGTTAACCTCAATCCCGAACGCTTCCGTCAGCATGGGTGTGCGTTTACACATCAGTCGCGCCGGGCGAAAGACTTCCCACGCCTGTTTCTCTGTCGTGGCACCGGAATACACTTCCGCGCCAAACTCGTTATCACAGGCAAAACAATACAGGGCGACACCGGCAGAGATTGCCGATTTGCCGTTCTTACGGGGGATTTCGGTATACACCTCACGGAAGCGGCGCAGCCGGGAGCCTTTATTGACCCAGCCAAACGCGCAGCAGATCACAAAGAGCTGCCACGGCTCCAGCGTGATGGGCATCCTTTTGAATGCCCACTCACCCTTGGTGTGCGGCAACAGCTGAATAAATTTGGCGGCCCGTTCAGCCAGGTCCTTGTCGAAGCGGTAACGAAACGACTTACTTTTTTCCGCCATCAGGTCATCAAGATGGCGCTGGCAGGCCTGAATCACAAACTGGCAGGCCACAATCTTTCCCCGCACGACATCACGGGCATACTGATTGGCAGCATTTACGTTGGGGTAAGATTTCCGGCTCATGATTCGATGATTTTCAGAAACGGGTTAGTGGCTTTCTTCTGCCCCGCCAGGCCTATCAGACGCTGGCGGCTGCTGGGGTCGAGTCCGAGCATTGCCCCCGTGCTGCTCATCTCGGACTCCTGTTCTTTCTTGGCGGTCAGCTCCGGGTTTTTGACCCTGCCGCCCATTGCACCGGTGATGGTGTTGCCCTGTCTGGCAATATTTTTCACGGCACGTCGCCAGAACTCGTAGGCCACGCACCACCGCTCAAGTACCGCGAGGTCAGTCACGCACAGCAGGCCCTGACCGCAGAGTTCTTTGGTTGTCAGTTGCCACATGATCGTGGCGAGATGGAGATCTTCTTCTGCGAACCACTCCGGTGGCTCAACACCTTTGATGGGCGTAAAAACAGGTTCATCTTTGTTCAGGGCTCGCTTGCCGGGGTTTCCGGCCAGCGCCTTGCGCGCCGTTGGCTTGGGGCGACGCCCGGAACGCCCCGCCGTTCCAGCCATATGCGGCACTCCTGGTTAAATTTCATTTTTTGCGGGTATAAAAAAACGATGGGGCGGGCAGTCCGGAAGACGTCAGGCCGCAGGGATTTGACCCGCCCCTCCCCTCAGGCAGTTGAGAATCATTATCACTTCAACCGTTCACGGGCCGTCTTCGCCTTATGACACGGCCAGCACAGACTCTGCAGATTACAGTCGGCATCAGTGCCGCCATGCGCTTTAGGGATGATGTGGTCAACAGTTTTCGCCTCACGCACCACACCAGCACGCAGACATAACTGACATAAACCTTTGTCACGCTTCAGGACGCGCACGCGGATACCGTCCCACTTCGAACCATAACCGCGCTGATGACGGGACTGACCTGGCTTGTATTGCTTCCAGCCTTCGCTTTTGTGGCTTTCGCAGTAGCCTGACGGATCAGTAGTGGTATGGCGGCAACCGCGAACGCGGCAGGCTTTTGGGGTTCGAGGGGGCATTATTAATGTCCTAAATAGTTTCCTCTAAAAAAATTTGTTTTAGGGAAATCATTAAATGAAGTGAACCTTTTAGTACCCACTGTAAAATTCACTTCATTAATATATTTAACCAAATGAAATGAATGTTCCAAAAGATGCTAATGATATATTTATCAGAGAATCCATACGAGCCTTAATTTCTGGCGTATCCTCGACCTCAGTACGCCATTGATTGACTGCCTCAATCATGTCTCGACAAAACACATCTATTTGCAACTGAAGTTTGCCATTTAAGTGATTTAAATGCACTTGGCAATTTTGCCTAGGTGGTGGTGTAAAATTAAACTGCATCATTCTTTTCCTGTTCTCTGGATCCTGTCCAGCATGTAAACAAGAACAACGATACAGCCAAAAATCATCCGCATAAAATCGACACTGTTCATGTGTACCGGATGTATATTTATTTTCAAGATAACGAGAAACCCAATCTTTATACCATTTCCCTGTTTCACCCTTACCTATTTTGGGACGTTCAACGCTCCTGCAAATATCAGGCATAGCAAGAGCCATAAACAATGCCGCTAACCAATTCTCACTTTCAATTGAAGATTCAATTGATTTTATAAACCTTTCCATAACTCACCTTTATATTATTTGGTGATTATATTTATAGCACAGTTATAATCATTTTCCGGAAAATATTTATTCATTTTGATATCCTATTTTTAGAATATCCTTTTTATCTCTATTGCATTGCGCTAATGCAGATAACAAACTCGCATTCAGTTCCAAGCTAGCACCATATGTCAGTGGACTAGGTACAACTGGAATCGGTGTTTCAGAAGTCAGGCTGGCTGGCAGTGGTACCGCCGGAGTGTTCACGTAAACTGTCCGCGTACTTCCGCAACCGGTCAGCAGCGGCAGCAGGAACAGGACGTGAAGCACAATCATCATCCGCAACAGCCACTTTGATATCTTCCTGGGTTCTCTGTGACTCCAGTGCGATCTGCTCTTTTGCATGCTGGTTAGCCTCCAGAACTGTATTGACGATTTGCAGTGATTGCAGGACGTTATTGGTAATGGCAGTTGCTGATTCAGCATTTCGTACAGCCTCATCAGCACGTTTCTTTTCGTACTGATATTTGCTGTAGTAGTGGTTGGCCGACCAGATGAAAGAACCAATGACAGTAACGAAGAAACCAGCGATAACCAGCTTATAGCTCAACTTCATTTACCACCCCACCAGCCTCTTTAAACCGGGAAATCAGGTCACTGATTTTATGTTCATACTGACCATAACCTGCACCAGGTAACGACGCCCAGATATTGCTGCAACGATCGATAGCCTGACGGATATCACCGCGATCAATCATCGGTAAAGCGCCACGCTCTTTAATCTGCTGCAATGCCACAGCGTCTTGGCTTTTCGGAGAGAAGTCTTTCAGGCCAAGCTGCTTACGATAGGAATCCCACCAACGGGAAAGAAGCTGGTAACGTCCGGCTGCTGTTGATTTGAGTTTTGGGTTTAGCGTGACAAGTTTGCGAGGGTGATCGGAGTAATCAGTAAACAGTTCACCACCGACAATAACATCATAACCGTGGTTACGTGTCGGTTGTCGCCCGTTATCCGTTCCTTCTGACCAGGCCACCATATCTAGGAAAGCTTTACGCTGGGGATTTAGTTCCTGCATAAATTACTCCTTCGAGCTACCAAATTTGTTACCGATTACTCGCATTGCAGCCCCACGAATAGCATCGACACCGATCAGCCCAACGCCGCCACCAATGGCAACAGAAAGCGATTTAGGCCATCCGACATACTCAAGAGCGGATGCAAAAGTCAGCGTCAGAGCACCACAGAGCAAAATCTCGAGCGTTTTTCGTTTCCAGCCACCACCACCACCAAAATAAGCAATACGCAAACCAGCCATAACGATCGACATAATCACTGCGCCAAGAGGCGTATCTCCACGCCACCAGCTCTGGAAAATCTCCAGCCAATCCGGCCATGTGTTTGGATTATGGGGCATGAATATCGTCTCTCACCTCGTAAGTTATGCAGGCGACATATAAAAAGTTAAATAAAATAGTTGAATCAGATTGAGACATGGAAAAGGCTCGCCTGTGCGAGCCTTTTATTTAGGTAGAGTGTTATAATAAAATCAAATTTACATTATCTTCTTCCAAAAAGAAGATAATCATCATATCCTTCAGAGCTCCTGATAAGCAGGTTGCAATTTTTCACACCACTGCCTTAAAGTAGAAGCCCTTCTCTTTATTGTTTTGGAGCTGAGAGATATACATCTATCTTGCAAAAATCGTTCAGCTGTAAGTGGATCGAGCTCAGAAAGATTTTTAGCTTGACTCCAGGTAATCCACGCCCACCCGCAATGACTTGTTTCAAAACCGCGTGCAGCGATTCTTAGTCTCTTATCATAGTCAGATTCAACCAATTGCTGACCAAGAGCTGAAACAGAACCATTACTATTTAGTAACCCAAGTATTTTGGCCGCATGAATATAATACAATATATGTCGATTATCCAGACCAGTACTAATCAGGTTCAGATGCTTCTCTTGCCATTTTAATTCAACTATCTTAAACACTTGTTCAATTAGGTTAGCCTGCGGTACCTGATAACTACTAACAACTTGAGTAGCCATTTTAATCAATGTGCCAGAATAGAACTCAGCATCAGTTTTTCTGACTCTAAGAATAACATCATCAGTCACATTACTTTTTAGTTCAAAACATGAACTTGTCTCTATCACACTTTCAAATAAAGCAGATAACATCTGAACATCGATATTATTCTGTTTAACAAAACCAATAATATCTTTTCTTGATAGAATCAGCTCATTTAGTTTTTTCAGCAATGGTTCAATTTGCTGCATTTTATCTGCCTTGAATGAAAGAACAAATGAACCAGGACGTCCAGATACTGGACTCATTACATCTTTTTCATCAAATGCAGCTAATATTGATGAATAGAAATCATTAAAACACTCAAAAAGCTTCGAGACGCCTTTTAAAACCAAGGGTTCCACAGAAGTTGCTGTTTTCTCCACATGAATCTCATGCGTAGAGAATTCCACCTCCTTTCCAATTTTACCATTAGGTAATACAGGAAGAACACTACTAATATATAAGTTAGGTTCTGGAATTTTTATCTTCTCATTTAACTCAGAAACATTTATTTTTATTTCATCAACATGATTATCTTCATAGTAAATATTAAACTGATAGCAAAGCTTTTGTTCTTGATACACTAAAACACTTCTAATATCAATTCTTTTACGCTCGAAGTGCTCCAACCTATCTTTTGAAATCGGTATGATAATCCATTTATCATAATCTTCTTCGTCGCCAATCCAATAGACAACAAACATGCTATTTATTTCATTAGACACAGAGAAAAGTTTTGGCTCTTCGAAGAACTCATAAATTTTTTGCATATATAATGTGCCGAACACACTATCTTCCAAAAAAATATTGCTCATCTAACCACCTCTCTTATACAGGTGAATTTTTCATGAACTCGAGCATCTTTACAAAGCCAAATGGTAAAATGAGTCGAATCAGGAGCTCCTGTTTTTAGCATTCTTCCATCCTGTGGATTCAACTCGCCTTTAGCAATAAACCTTTCACCTATTCCTTCAGGAAATTTATTAAATACATTTACCAGTGATGTTTCGTCCATGAACATAGAAACACCATAGCAGCATTTCAATTGTAACCCTTGGAACTTTTTCATTCTTTTTGGGTTTTCTTCTTTCATGTTTAAAAAACAAGCTTTCCCAGGTGGATTATTTCTGGCTAAGCGATAAAAAACCCCTTCAGCATCCAAGGACTCTTTTGGAGGAACATCTGCAGGAAAATAATCGGGAAAAATCTGTTGGGCAGAGTCTTCAAGAACCTGCTGTGCATTTTTAGTCATACAATACGCTACCCAAGTAATTAACAAAAATCTGCCAATTTATTGGATATACACGTCCCAAATCCCTTGGCATCGTATTGAATATAACAACAAGCACATTAATCACATATGCAATAAAGGCATAAAAAACACAACATATATAGCAAAAAGAAATCAAAAACAATATACGGGATGATGCGGATTTTTTTTATCTATATATAGTGGCTGGGCATAAGAATTGTTATAAAGTTGGCGTCCCTTGCTCCCATGTAATCATATGAAACACAGGATATAATTCCTGAAGGTAATCACATACTTCCCTAGATACATAGATGAGAGACTAAAATAAAACCTACCGCCAAGAACTATGCTTTTTTCAACCAATCGTACTCTCTGCCCTGTCTAAAAGGCGGCCATTCAAAGCAAGTACTTTTTTATGTTTATCAAGAAGCTACTAAGACTATTCAGAACTGATATTTGGATAACAAAATACCTACTTGATGGCGGGTTCTTGAAGATTCTCAACGGCAGACATACAAAGCCCATCGTTGAGAAAATCTTATCCATATTTTTTGAAAAATGCAAGCTTCATGTCGCTATCTTCGGCGAAAATCACTTATCTCGTCACCTTTCTCAATTGTGTTTCAGCATATGCTTCTTCCTGCCAGCACTTTGTTACTAGTTTATCAATTACGTCTGCATATCCTTTGTACCACTGATAATCAGTCAGGTCTGGAACCAGCTTCTGGACATGACGTCGTGCCAGTGTAGTCGGTAAACGGCTAAACCGGTTTCCATTGCAACGCCCACAAGTCTTATAAACAGGCGTGCCATGAAGCCGGGTTCTTTGTTCATCCAGGACAATACCTTTACCCTTACACCCTCTGCACGCTGTGCTGACTTCTCCCTTACCATGGCAATGCTGACACAGTTCCTTTACCCACTCTTCCTTGATAACAGATTCCCCGCTTCTGGAGTGTTTCACCACTTCGCGCAATACATTATGAAATCCAGTACCAGCACAATGCTCACAGCGAGCCTTACTTGCCGCAGACCTGGAATAATCAGCAAAGGCAAAATTCACAAGGTAAGGAATGATCTGTAACCGGGTTTCTTCACTCAATTTATTCAATGTCGGGTTATCCAGTGCCATCGCGTAATTGAGCAGACCTTCAATCGCAAACTGAGGATCCTGAACACCAACTTTTGCCAGGAATAAGGCAAAACCCAGTGGTGCTTTCGACTGCACCATCCCCTGCGCAGCCATCACATCCGTAATCGTTAAACCACCAGAGCCTGTCGCCGGTGCGTCATCGCTCAGTTTTGGAGATTTCGGGGAGTAATATTTTGGTAAGGCTTCAAGGTTCATGCTCGTTCTCCACTTACGCCAGTACGCCAATTGCCAGCGCACGATCGATAAAACGAAATATCAGCTCCAGCTGGGAGCCATACTTATCTTCAAATGCCACGGTATCCGCATGCAGCTCGTCGTGATGCTTTCTGCACAAAGGCAACACAAAAAGGTCATGCGCTTTTGTTCCCATTCCACCCTGACCGTGACCTATCAGGTGGTGGGGATCATCAGCGGGCTTTCCACAACATGCACACGGCTGTGTCTTAACCCAGCGCGTGTACTTTTCATTAACCCAGCGGCGACGTTTTGGGCGTAACATAAAAGACTCCGGCGACTCCGGATCCACTTTCAGCGCCAGCACCTTTTTCGCTTTATCCTGGATGATGCTGGTGGCAGGAACCGAAGGCACAAGGTCACTTTCCCGGGTGACAGACGGCACAACAGGCTTTGGTAATCTCAGTGCCTTACGGGCTGCACTTTCCGGTAAGGCATCCGCCAGGTCATTACGAATCAGCCACCAGCACAGTTCCGGCATTGTCACAACGTGACTGTCATCAAAACCGAGATCCCGACGCACAACAGACAACACCCAGCGGGTACAGTTATCCGTTGCCATTGATTCCAGCCGTTCCGTGAACTGATCGCGCAGCTGGTTATCGCAGTGCCAGCACAGACGGATTGCGCCCGGCGCGTGTCGCATTGTGGTCATGTTCTCGCTGTGCCAGTCGGAATGAGGCCACTGGCAGCCTTTTTCACGAAGTAACCAGCTTTCAAGACATTCCACGCCACCCGCACGACGAATCACTGCCTCATTGCGGAACACGGCCCGAACGGCAGGATCATCCGCCAGCGGTTGTGATGCCGCGGGAACGGCACCACTGGCGAAAGATGAATAATGTTCCGGCTCAGGCTCCAGCAGGACACGTCCCTGCATAAACAGGGGCATCAGCTCTGAACCTGGTCTGAACAATACGATCCCCATACGTGGGGCAATTTCAGGGGTCAGTAGTGCTCTCACGGTCACCTCAATGTACGGTATCGAGCAGCTTTAACAGCTCAGGGAATCGGGATTCGAAGAAGTGCGGCTGCGTCTCGCGCGGATTTGCGGGACTGGTGATGTTCTTGCCGAACATGCAGCCTTTCGCTGTCAGCGACCAGAATTTTTTGATGTTGTTAATCGCGGTACGGCTGTATCGTTCGCGCTGTTCGACGATCCCCAGCTTCACCATCTGGTGATATGCCTGATTAGCCGTAAGGCGGATACCATACTGCTTCAGCAGTGCACTCAATGATAGCGTAGGGCGGCTTGAGCCATCGAGTGCATCAGCAGGAGCATCAATGGCATAGCGCGGTGCCAGATTCGGTAAGCCAACAGCCTCCTGGAGTTTCTGACAGGCACCAAGCACTGAAGAGTTAGACAGGTTTAACTCCCTGCGCATAAAGTCCAGCAGAATCACTCCAGCCTGCATCTTGTCAGCAGCCTGCCCGGATAATTTTTCCGGTGCGCTGGTTACCATATCGAAAGTACGGATCACCTTCAGATGGAATGACGGGCTGATCCACATTGCATAGGCATACACCAGTTCCTTGCAGACATACGTTCCCCGTTCATTTCCCCCATGAATCACACTCACCGGGTCAACACCCAAATTCTGGGTGTTGGTCAATTCATGAACAAGCTCAACAGTTTGTTGGCTGGAAAGAAACTTTCCTGGCTCCTTGGTTCTGGCATTTGCACCAGATGCTACTGCTGCGCGATGCAGATCGTTCAGGCTGTAACGTCCATAAGCATCACGACGAACTTCAATACCATCAATGAC